CGAAACAGCACCAAACACAACTCTGGCAGTTTCAATGACAGCCGTGACAGGTGCAATCTTTGCATTTAACGTCATGCCAGTGTTTCCAAGCGTCGGCGGTGCTGCACCAGATGCACAGACCGTTGACCTATCATTTGTCGTAGTGGGAACACCTACTGAGACATTTAGCTAAAAACTACTAATCGGGAGACAAAATGAAACTACCAATCACAATTGAATACACAAACGGCGATCAGATCACTTACACAGCTGCACCGCCAGAGTGGGTCAAATGGGAAAAGCACACAGGTCACACAATTGCACAGGCACAGGAAAAGATCGGCATTTCCGATTTAGTATTTCTTGCCTATCACGCCATGAAGCGTGAAGCAGCTGGAAAGCCTGTCAAGCCGATCGACATTTGGACAGAAGGTATTGCTGAGGTAATCGTAGGTGAGGCAAACCCAAAAGCTACGCCGTCGGAAGCCTTAGCAGAATAGTTTGGGAGGTAGCTCTGGCGACAGGGCTACACCCAGATGTTTTTGAGACAGCCGAGGACATACTTACCGTCATTGAGATTTTGGAAAGGCGAGCAAATGGCTAAAGATGCAATCAGCTACGACAAGGCTGAGCTGCGCGCCATTGTTCGATCTTTCAAGGCTATGGACGAGGAAGCAACAGACCAAGCCAAAGAAGTCACCTCAGAGCTTGCAGAATTTGTCAAACAAAAGGTTATTGCCACAGCTGGTCAGCGCAACAACCGCGCATCAAAAATAATTGCTGAGGGCGCATCAGTGCGCAAATCCTCCAAAATTGGTGAGATCGGTTACGGCTTTGCGCGTCAAAAATTAAGCGGTGGCGGTACGACTCAACAAGTTTGGGGCGGCTATGAGTTTGGGTCAAACAAATACAAGCAATTTCCAGTATGGTCAGGTAAAGAAAGCCGTGGAGGTTCACGCGGTTGGTTCATTTACCCAACACTCAGATCAGTGCAACCAGACATTGTAAAAAAATGGGAAGAAGCTTTTGGCAAAATAGTTAAGAGGTACGCATAGTGGCTGGTTTAAGTCGTACCCTCAAACTCTCCATACTTGGAGACGTTGACAACCTCAATAAATCGCTCAAAGCAGCCAGCAAAGATGTTGAGACTTTTGGCGACAAAATGGGCAAGGTTGGCAAAATGGTTGGCGCAGCGTTTGCAGCTGCCGCCGCTGCTGCTGGTGCTTACGCAATCAAAATCGGCGTTGAAGGTGTCAAGGCGGCAATCGAGGACGAGAAGGCACAAACACAGCTTGCCGTCGCCTTAGAAAACGCCACAGGGGCTACAAAGGCACAAATTGCTGCCACTGAGCAATCAATCTTGCAAATGTCTTTGGCAACTGGTGTGGCAGATGATGAGCTGCGCCCAGCTTTGGGACGGTTGGTCAGATCAACCTCAGATACTGAAAAGGCACAGCAACTACTTGCCACAGCTTTAGACATAAGCGCAGCCACAGGCAAGCCACTAGAAAACGTCGCAAATGCTTTGGGCAAGGCTTATGACGGCAATACAGCATCACTGGGCAAACTAGGCATTGGGTTATCAGCTGCTGAATTAAAGACCATGAATTTCACTCAGGTGCAGGGGAAATTGTCAGACCTGTTTGGCGGCGCGGCAGCTCGTAACGCTGACACTTATGCAGGGCGCATTGCTCGCATGCAAATTGCATTTGATGAGGCTAAAGAAACAATTGGGTTTGCGCTGTTGCCAATTCTTGAAAAGCTTATGGGTTTTATTAACAATAACGCTTTGCCAATCATCAACGCATTTAGCGGTGCTTTCAGCCTCAACGGCAATGGTCTTGGCGGTGTTATCACAACACTTGGCAACATCATCACCAGCGTATTTACGCCAATCATAAATGGCATGATCAAAGCGTTTGGGTATGTTCGAGATGCAATCGGTGACAACCTTGACACTTTCAAGGAATTTGGCGCATTGATAGCAACCTATGTTGCACCAGTCATAGGCACGGTTTTAGGCGGTGCATTACAAGTAGCAGGAAAGATCGCAGGTGGCGTTATTGATGTCATTGCTGGCGTTGTCAAAATTCTCAATGGCTTAATCTCAGGTGCGGTTGCAGGTATCAACGCTTTAATTTCTGCCTATAACGCAATACCGTTTTTACCAAATGTCAGCAAGATTTCAACACCGACGGTCAGTGTGCCTACAATTAAGACACCAACAGTTACAACGACGACGACGACAATACCTAAGATTTCAGCACCGTCAGGCGGTGGCGCAACGACCACGTCAGGCGGTGGCGGTGTTTCAACAGCTGCAAAAGTGGCTGCAACCGCTGCCGCTGCGACGACTGGCGGCATTGGTTCATTTGACGTTGGCAGTTTTAGAAAAGCTGAAGCAGCAACAATGGGCACAACAATCAACCTGACCGTGACTGGTGCGTTTGATAAGGAAGGCACAGCACGCACAATCGTTGACACATTAAACAACAGCTACTATCGCGGCACAGGCGGCGCAACTAACCTGCAAATAGCATGACCCAGTGGACACCAGTTTGGCTGGTAGAGATCGACGGCGTTTCTTATACAAACGCGGTTTTGGCTAACCTAACAATCAGGTCAGGTCGGACAAACATTTACGAGCAAGCTCAAGCAGGTTATGTCAATTTGCAGCTGCTAGACGTTAATCAGGCGACCATACCTGTCAACATCAACAGCAACATTTCAGTGCAGGTGCAGGACACATCAAGCACATACGTCCCAATCTTTGGTGGGACAGTCGTTGACATTGGGCTTGAAGTGCGCGACGTAGGCAGCACAATGTTCACCCAGACATACAGCATCACAGCACTTGGCGCGTTGTCTCGTTTGCCAAAGGCGTTAACAAATGGCGTGCTGTCTAAAGATTTTGACGGAGATCAAATCTGGACAATTCTGTCTGACCTATTGCTCAACACTTGGGCAGAAGTGCCAGCAGCTTTGACGTGGGCAACATACGACCCAACAACAACATGGGCAACCGCTGAAAACGTTGGTTTAGGTGAGATCGATCGCCCAGGTGATTATGAATTAGCCGCACGATCTAGTGAGCGCACAGACGTTTATTCTTTGGTATCAAAGCTCGCAACGTCAGGTCTTGGCTACATTTACGAGGACGCATTTGGGCGCATTTCTTACGCTGATGCAACACACCGCAGTTTGTACCTGTCAAACAATGGTTATGTACAGCTGACAGCCAACCAAGCACGCGCAGCTGGTTTGCGCGTTGAAACAAGGGCAGGCGACGTACGCAATAACCTGACTATCCAATACGGTGCAACCAGCAGTGCAGAGCAAAGTGCCAGCGACGCAGACTCGATTTTGCAATACGGCACGTTGTCTCAGATCATTTCGACAACCTTGCACAACTCAGCTGATGCAACCCAGCAAGCCAATTTTTACCTTGCATTGCGCAAAACACCGCAAGCAATCTTTAGTGAGATCACGTTTGACCTGACAAATCCAGAGTTAGACAACAGCGACCGTGACAACCTCATTGGCGTGTTTATGGGTGAGGCAGTAGCAATCAATGACCTACCAGCGAACATGGGCGGTATTTTTCAGGGCTTTGTTGAGGGCTGGTCATTTCAAGCGTCGTATAACCAACTCTCGATCACTCTTAACATTTCACCAACGGCTTACTCATTGCAGGCTTTGCAATGGGACGAAATCTCAGCTGCATTTACTTGGTCGGGCGTGTCGCCAACACTCGACTGGGCACGTGCGACAATTATCACCTAAGAAGGAGAAAACATGGCAAACCCAACGTCGAATTTTAACTGGCAAATGCCAACAGCGAGTGATCTCGTCACGGACTTGCCTGCCGATTTTGAGGTCTTTGGACAAGCTGTTGACACATCACTAGCTGATCTCAAAGGCGGCACAACCGATCAAGTGTTAGCCAAAAATAGCAACACTGACATGGACTTTAAGTGGGTCACATCAGATGATGCTAACGCGATCCAAAACTCAATTGTGGACGCTAAGGGCGATCTAATTGCAGCTAGTGCAAACGACACACCAGCGCGCCTTGCAGTAGGCAACAATGGCGAGACACTTGTAGCAGATAGTTCCACTTCAACAGGCTTGCGCTGGCAAGGCAATTTTGCAGCAGGTAAAAACAAAGTTATCAATGGCGATTTTGGCATCTGGCAGCGAGGTACTACTTTTACTAATGCTACTGTCAATACTTACAGTTCAGACAGATGGTTTTTTGGTGGCTCTGGAAACAATACAGGATCAATTAGCAGACAAACTTTCACACCTGGTACTGCCCCTGTTTCAGGTTATGAAGGTAAGTTTTTTTATAGATTAGATCAAACAACAACTGCTATCACACCTTCAATAATCCAGAGAATTGAAGATGTCCAAACACTAGCAGGGCAACAGGTAACAGTTTCATTTTGGGTTAAAACATCTACAAACATTACTGGTGGTTTAACAAATGTTTATTTAGAACAATTTTTTGGCTCTGGTGGTTCTGGAACAGTATCAACTCTGGTTATAGACACAACTAATACCACAACATCTTGGACTAGAGTTTCTGGAACAGTGACCCTACCAAGTATTACTGGTAAAACAGTAGGTACAAGTTCTTATTTACAATTGACGATTTACCCTAAAGCCTCAACTATAATCACTTTTGACATCTGGGGAATACAAGTAGAAGCAGGTTCAGTCGCTACCGCTTTCCAAACAGCAACAGGAACAATCCAAGGAGAATTAGCCGCTTGCCAGAGGTATTACTACCGCAATACGGGTACACAACTTTATAGCGTTGTTGCTTCAAGTGGAGTTATTCTTTCTACAACTACTTGCTATTCAGGCGTGCAATTACCAGTTCAAATGCGAAGAGAACCGACTTCAGTAGATTTTTCTGGTTTACAAATTCACGACTCAACAGCAACCAGTTATGCAGTTTCCAATGCTGCCATAAGTGCGCAAATTGGTGGAACCTCATATGCTGGTATCGAGTTTTATGCAACAGGTTTGACTGTCGGTCGTACTTGTTTAGTTAGAAATGCAAACAATTCAGCAGGCTACCTTGGATTTAGTGCGGAGTTATAAAATGGAAAACATCACATATATTACAGACTCATACGGAGATGAACACGTAGTCATTGACCACGGCAACGACCAATTTACTTCAATGCCTAAGTCAGAATACGAGAAGCAGCAAGCGGAACAATCCACACCAATTGTGACGGCTGATGAGTAACTATCCGCAGGGCACAAATGCCAGGCTGATCGAGGTTGCAGCTGCTGAGGTTGGAACAATTGAGGAAGGCGACAACCTCACAAAGTACGGCAAATTTACAAAGGCAGACGGTTTGCCGTGGTGCGGTTCATTTGTCAATTGGTGTGCAAACGAAGCTGGTGTCAAAATTCACAGCGTTGTTGGCACAGCTGTTGGCGCACATAAATTTAAGGAAATGCAACGTTGGTCATCAATGCCGCAGCTTGGCTATTTGGCTTTCATGGACTTTCCACATGACGGCGTAGATCGCATTTCACACATTGGCATTGTTGTTGGACTTATTGATACAAAAACATGTTTGACCATTGAAGGCAATACGTCTGGGACAGGCGATCAACGCAATGGTGGCATGGTCATGGTCAAGGTCAGATCGTACGGAGAAGGCAAGGAAATCGTCGGTTTTGGCATACCTAAATTTGTGCCATACAAGGGCGAATTTCCACAGGTAGATGCACCAGCTGCAAAAGCAGCCGCAGTCAAAAAGGAGAGCAAAAAATGGAACAAGCAAAAGCCGTAGCAGCCTCATGGGCGCGATCATTTCTAGCAGCTGCACTTGCCTTATACATGGCAGGCGTGACTGACCCAAAGACATTGGCAATGGCAGGGGCAGCAGCTGTTGCACCAGTGATCTTGCGCTGGCTTAATCCAAATGACAAAAGTTTTGGCAACTTGGGGAAGTAGCCAGAAACTTGCGGCGGCAGGGTTAGTTTGGGCACTTGCACTAATCCTGTCCGCTTGCGGGTATCAAGGCTGGACTCGTTATGAGTGTCAAGAATTCGACAACTGGTCAAAAGCGGAGTGTCAGAAACCGCAATGCGTCCCAACTGGAACATGCACTGACGACTTACTTGGCATTGACCCGCGATAAGCCAGCACGTCGTAAATCACCAGAGGAAGTACACGCACAGCTAATCCTGATTATTGGGGCAACACTAGCTGCGGTGTTTTTGGTTGTAACGGTTGGAATTACCTATGCACTGATCTTTGTCACACAGCCAATTGGGGCACAAGCACCCAATGATGCTGCATTTATTGACTTGCTAAAAACACTTGCAATCTTTCTTACAGGTTCGCTGGGCGGTGTGCTGGCTGGCAACGGACTTAAATCCAAGCCAAAGCCACAGGACACGCCGACAAACACGCAAGGTTCTTGACCGCGCGCCGATCATGCGTCACCCTGAGTTCAGGTGGTAACACTTACCGCCTAGAAATCGGGAGAATTCTAAATGGTACTTGATCTATTAGACCCAGAGACTTTGGGTCGTTTGGTTGGCGTAATCTTTCTCATGGTGCTTGGTGGCGCAGCTGGTTATGCCAAAGGCTTCAAGGAGGGCAAGCGAGAAGGTATGGCACGTCGTAAGGCGATTAGCCGTCACATGTCAAACAAGGTGGCTGACTAATGACACTATTGGAAACAACAATTAAATGCAGCAGGTGTGAAGCCGAAACACCAGAGTCAGAAGTCATTGAAGTTCACGCATGGTGGTTGTGCGGTATCTGTTATGACGAGGTGTGATCATGGCATTTCTAGATAATTACGAAGGCAATAAAGAGCGCACAGACCGCTGGAATTTAACGTACCCAGAGGGTCGTTTGCAGGCACACATTGTCGAGTTCAATGCTGAGAAAGGCTACATACTCGTACAGGCTAAAGCTTGGCGCAATCAGTCAGAGATCGAGCCAGCAGGTATTGATTATGCATACGGCTTTATTGCAGCTTACAACCCAAACATGAAACGTTGGTTTGTTGAGGACACTACGACCTCAGCTTTGATGCGCGTCATGGCGTTGGTCATGGGCGGGACAGAAAAGGCAACTCGCGAAACAATGGAACAGGTCGAGAAGCTGTCAACAAAGGTCGCCACAGCTGATGTCAAGGCTGATTATGACTATTGGACAACAAAGCACGGTGACGTGCCTAGTTACGCCACAGCAGCAGAAGCCGAGCAATCTGGCATACCGTCGCTGGGTTCATCAATTGACGAGATCGCAAACCAACTGGGCGGTCAACTGGTTGAGGAAAAGCCACGCTGCGAGCATGGCACACGCGTATGGAAAACAGGCGAGTCAGCCAAAACTGGTAAAGCTTGGGGCGGGTATTTCTGCACCGAGAAAGCCAAAGCAAATCAGTGTGAGCCTGTTTGGTATCAGTTAGGCAGCACAGGTCAGTGGGTGGTGCGTCTGCCATGACAAAATCACGTTTAATGAAATGGGTTTTGTTTATTGAAATTGTTTTGTTTGTTTTAATGATTTGGTTAGCATTATGAGCGATTACATGGAGATGATCGACGTCAAAACAATGATGTGCAAGCTGCTTTGCAATGGTGAAGTAGTCGCTGAGTACAAAGTAGAGCAATGTGACAAATGCTCACAGATTACAAAGCTTGACTCATTTGGCTACCAAAAAGGCTATGACAAACACGAGAAGGTTATTTGGTTTTGCGGTGGTTGTCGGTGAGCGCGTACATGCCAGTCAGTCAAACGGACGACTGGGCAACACCGCAAGCTCTATTTGATCAATTGGACGAAATACACAATTTCACACTTGATGTTGCAGCTAGTTCATCAAATCACAAGACAGCCAAATGGTTTGGTTTAGACCATGACAACCCAGCGTTGCGTGACGGTTTAGCAATGTCATGGGCTGGTGAGAGTGTGTGGTGCAATCCTCCATACGGTCGGGTCATTAAAGAGTGGGTCAAAAAAGCACACCAAGAGTCACAGCATGCGTCAATTGTTATGCTTTTACCAGCTCGTACTGACACACAATGGTTTCATGATTACGCCATACGTTACAAAGTCACCTTTATCAAAGGCAGGCTTAAATTTGGCAATGGTCAGGTAGCTGCGCCATTTCCTTCAATTTTGGTTGAGTTCTAATGAAAATAAAACTCACAGCAAATGAAATGTGTGTGTGCATGGTTGCAGCTGTCAAGATTACTAGCGACAAAGGCGACTTGCTAGAGTCAAAAGGTCATTACAACGAAACATCATTTATGACCTATTTGGCAGAATTAGCCGAGTCAATTGGTAGTGAGTGGGCAGTAGCCAAATACTTTGGTTTGCCGTTTGACCCATTTGAGGACAAAGGCAAGGTCAAGGCTGATGTTGGCGCAGCTATCGAGGTGCGCTGGACAAAGTATGAGCTGGGGCAACTGATCGTCTATGAGTACGACAGACCAAATGACATTGCCGTGCTAGTAACAGGCACAGCACCCAATTACTACATAGCAGGCTGGATACCAGTCACAATGGCACAGAAGCCACGATACCGACACAGCAAACAACCGACTTGGTGGGTCACACAAATTAACCTGCAACCTATTGAGAATTTGAGGAAATCCAATTATGGAACAAGTGCAATTTGAGTGCCGCATTTGTAAAAAGGTGACACGGCAGCTCGTACATAAGATCACAGACAACCTGCCACAAGGCGTCGAGGTTATTCAATGCACCAAGTGCGAGGTTATGGGTGTTGCCCAGATAGGAAACACAGATGCCGACGTATGAGTACAGATGCGTTGCTTGCAACATCAGCTATGAAGTAACAGAAAAGTACGCAGAGCACACAACGCCCTATTGCTGCGGCTTTATGATGAGTCAGGTTTATGGTGCACCAGCGATAGTGTTTAAGGGTAACGGTTGGGCGGGTAAGTCATGAAGTTATCCACAGAGGTTATGCACAGGCTGTGCGCAACGCCCAAGAGCACGCTCAATAACCTGTTAACCTTGACAAGCTTGGTACGCTGGTTTCGCTTGAAGCGAGCCGCTGAGGCGGGTAGCTCGCAAGGGCGCAATCGGCTAATGGGCAAGGTCTATGCCATTGCGGCATTGCTTTCAATAACGACAACACTAGAAGCAAATGCAGCTAACTATTCAATAGATCACTTAAAGCTTTATGCACATAGCAGAATTCTTGATTATAAAGAGTTCCAATGTTTCAATAAGATTATTACCAAAGAGAGTCGTTGGTCGTATCGCGCTCGCAACGGAAGTCACTATGGTCTAGGACAAATGAGGTCTAAGCATTATCGTGACCTCGACCCATTTAGACAGATAGATGCCACAATCAAGTACATAACAAACCGTTATCAAACGCCATGCAAGGCTTGGGCATTTCATCAAGAGAGGAACTACTACTGATGAGCAGTGCATTACAGGGTAACGGCAGTACAACCAAGTGGCGCAAGATAAGACTACGCATTTTGCAACGTGACGGTTATGTTTGTCAGATGTGTGGTGTGGAGGAGGCAAACAGCGTCGATCAC